TTAATAACGAAAGAATAAAGCAACTTTATTCAAAGCTTTCTATAAATAAATTTTGGGGCACAGCAAATGCGAGTATTTGTTCTTTATTTCATTTGTTTAATAGAATTGCATCGCAGGATTCTGAATACACTGCTTTTGATAAAGCTGATTTAGATTCCATTTTAGCTTCAGGTATTATAACGTTTGGAGCAACTCCTGTTTCCTTTAAAGAAGAAACAGGGATTGAAGAAACTGATATTAGCCATGCTATTAGAGATAATCTTAAAAAGAATATTCTTGCAGTAATAGAAGTTTCTACAGGTAATGTTGCGGCTTGTGTTGCGATAGGTGATAAGAAAACCCTAGACAATACACCCCAAGAAAGCCTTGAGCATGGTTTTGAACAATTAAGTCGCTTGCTCGGGGAAGGATCCGTTGTACATAGGGGAATTTATCATACTAAGAGTCCTGGCCTTGTTGTGTATACAATGATAGGTGGTATTGATCCCCCAAAGGCCTTTTAATCAAACCAATCCCTGAAGCTGAATCAAACAGCAAAACGCATTAATCTCGTAATCCATTACAAACTGATGCTTATACATGGATTCCCCTATATAGGTTAGCGCCTGCGCCTTGTTTCCTGGTGATATATCTAATTCATATACTGTTTCGAATAACCCCTTTAATAAGGTATGATAATCTGAATTGAAGTCCGTTTCGTTCTGAATCACGAACTCTCGAACCTTTGATATATCACTTTCTTTTTGAAGACGCTTAATCACATCCTTAGCAAACAATTCTATATTAACATCTTCCGTAATACTGAGTACGCCATCTTTAGTATACTTTTGAATTGAACCTATAATACTTCGAATGTCAGGATATGAGAGCCGAATAAGCTCACTGAGTAATTCTTTCTGTTCGGGTGATACTTTAACACCTTCTTCATTAATAACGTGAACCGCGCGAGCACCCACTGCTTCCATTGGCGGTACTATTTCAAATGTGATTACACGCGAACGTAGAGGTTTTGACATGCGATTCTTGTAGTTCGCTGTGAGAATAAACCTCAAATTACCACTATGCTCTTCCATGATATTACGAAGAGCACGTTGAGCATCAGGCGTAAACCCGTCTATCTCGTCCAGAATAATAACCTTTAGCTTACCGTCTAATGACTTGGTTTGTGCGAAAGGAACGATCTTTTCTCTTACAGAATCAATACCACGCTCATCACTTGCATTGATGTAACGATAAACGGTATCTAATTCTTTCACAATGATCTTGGATAATGTTGTTTTTCCGGTGCCTGGTGGACCGAGGAAAAGGAGATGTGGGATCTCCCCTTCCTCAATAGCCTTCTCGACGTATTCTCTGACATCCTTACTTAATGCGAGATCATTAAGAGTTTGTGGACGATACTTCTCAACCCATAATTTGTCGAATACGTTATTCACTTTTATCCTTTTCCGTTACTTTCCAGATGATCCTAAGCCATCTTCATTGCGTTCGGTTTCGTATTTTATATCACTCCAACTAATATTAGGTTCAACCACAGGGAAAAATATCAACTGTGCGATTCTGTCACCTTTAGATGCGTGATAATCTTCGTCAGAGAAATTATATAGCTTAATTCCCATATCACCACGATAAGGATTATCGATTGTACCTAAATGTGGCTGAAGGCCATTCTTAAACCCTAAACCGCTTCGTGGTGCAACCAAAAACCAAAAACCAGGTGAAATATATGCGAGATCGACACCCGTATATACAGTGGCAGATCCTTTTGCTGGAATTGTTTTATCCTCTACGCTGAATATATCATAACCAGTATCTCCAGTACCTAAAAGCTTATCGGTCATATCACCGTTTTCATCAAGCTCTTTGGGGAATTCTATGCGATATCCTTCTGTGTATGCTTGTGGATTGCCTGCTTGTAGTTTTACGTTTTCGTCAGCTACTCTCTCTTCTTCATATGTTAATGCGGGACGGTTGCCATGCGAGCGGTTTGGAAGGACCGCATCCTCGTGAATTTTCTTGAATTTTACCTCTAGATTATGGTTCATACGTCTTCCATAAGCAACTGACGTGTATCGTCCGACGCCGACCTTTGAGTATTTACCTCACGAACTTCCTCTTGTCTTAAACTTGCATCAACTGCATTAACATTAAGCCATGCGATTAAACCATTAATCGCTGCTGACGGGACTATCCAGGTTTTGTTTCCTATCGTTATTTTTGTCTCCATTTTCTTCTCCTTGTAATTTTTCAACCATTTTTTTAAGAAATTCACGTGCATCCTTCTTATCCACCACATCTTTCAAAAGAGATACAATGGCATACTCAAGTTGAGCTTGTTTATCCTGTGCAAATCTTTCAATGGCCATATTCGTGAGCAGCGTAGTTTCTTCATCAGAACAATCTAAATCATATGTATATACTTCTTCTTTCCTCTCATTATTTAGTTTCATTTTTGTTTCTCTCCTGTGAGATGTTTATAGAATAACATAAAAGCGAACCTTTTCAAGAGGGCAATTTAATAGAAATTAATAATTATTTGTATAATGACAAAAGAAAACAAAACAAAAAATGATGATTTGGATGATCTTAATGATCTGGTTGAGGAGTTGAAAACTACCAAGTCACTTACTGGTGTAATGGCGCCTCCTTCAAAGCCTGCGAAAACAGAGCCAGAAGAGATCAATGAAGAAAATATCGATGATTTTATATATCGCAAATCATCAGCGTTAATTCAACAAGGAGTGGATACTATAGAAGCTGTCAAAGAAACAGTTTTAAGCGGAGCGGATGCGGATACAATAGACGCCTATTCTAAACTGATGAATTCGGTAGCATCTTCTATTGAAATTCTTAATAAAATCAATTTGCAGAAAAGAAAAGAAAAAGCTGCTAAAGAATTAAAACAAATGGATATTGATCGATCCGAAAAACTTCTGGATAAATACGACAAACCTCAGATCGGACAGCAAACTAATATTATTATAGCTTCACGTGAAGAAGTTATGAAGGCTCTTGTTGATAAAGCAGAAACAATCGCGAATGAAGGCACTAAAGACGTGATTGATATAGCGCCTGGAGAAGATAGCTAACCCTTTCCTATTACTTTTACATTCGAGCAAACGGAACGCGCATATACTAATGCATAGGCGCGTTCTTTTTAGTACCAGTCGGCTTGAGCCTGTCCTGCTGATGGAATGTGAGAGAACAAAAAAAATCGCACATCCCTAAGGATATGCGATTTTTTATAAAAACCAACGTGCGAATTACGCAGATGCTGTAGTAGGTTGATACAACGTTGAAGTTGGATTAATTGTACTCAATGCTCCGCTAAAACTCTGCGTTACCTGTGCGTCTGTGTACGCTACTTCTGCCGCTGTAACACCACTCGCTAAATCAGTGCGATATGCTGTAACTGCTGTAACTGTATTTGTCCACGCCACGCTTCCGTCATTTGCTTCTCTTTTTACATAAGCCATTTTATATTCTCCTTAATGAAAAGTTTAAGGACTGGGGGGACTTTCGTCCCCCCTGCCTTCAATCTTACAGATATGTCGATTCGGCACCAGGCACAAAACGCTCACCCAGGTTCTTCACGATAATAACGTGGTAATACAGGTCTGCCCCAAACAGATGATCCACAACACCGTAACGAGTCATAAGACCGACACGAGGTGTGAAATCGTTAGGACCGATTGTACGCTGCACCATCACTGGGATGTACGGAGCGTAAACAATACCGGTATCATAATACTCAGAGCCCTTATAACCTAACAACGCGTATTCCAAACGGGTACGTGCGTTACGGATCCAAGGCTGCTGCGACTCAGTACGCGTATCACGATAAATCGTAAAGCGTCCTGCCAATACACCGACTTTAGATACACCAACCTGCTGAGTCGATACCGTGCTATTCACGGGCATGAACTTAAACTCAGGCATCATCTCAAAAATCGCACAAACTGTAGGTGTTGCGATAATGAAGTTAGCGGCGCCACGACGGTTGCGAACTGCAATGCGGTTAGCTTCGATCAGAACCTTCTGATAGAAGTCACGATTGCGCTCACCCAGCCAACGGCCATCTGCCGAAGCAGGGCTCCATGTCGACCAACCTTTGTCACGACCAGCGTTCAACGCGATCTGAATCATTCTCATGATCATTTCACGATCGATCTCGGCCTGTATCTCATAACTCATTGCATTCGTCAATTCGTTATCAATGTCGATACCATTCATATTCTTGAGGTCCTGCTCAAGCTCTACTGACCACTTGGCTGCCAATCTACGAGTACCAGCCTCAACAGCTGTCTTCTCGAATTCGATTGTCATCTGAGGGATCTGACCAGTCATTTCATAATTGGCCAACCACTCTGCCACACCAGCGTCTTCATCCAAGAACTCGAATTCGGTACTACCCGAAAGCGAAGCCGAAGAAGCACCTGTATAACCAGTGTTCAGGTAGTTGTAACCAACTTCCTGTCCATCAGCATCGGTCTGTACACCATCACGATACTTCGATGAAGTCGAGTTGGCGTCATAGGTACGACGTGCGGGATCCTGCCAATCTAAGTTCTCACCTTCGTAACGATAACGAAGTGCGAAAGCTAAACCAACCGGTCCACTCAT